ACAACCTCATAAGAAGGCGCAAGATCTTTGCACCAAGATGTATTTGTTCAATGAAATAAAAGAGCTCAAGCCAAAACTAGTTGTGCTTGCTGGCTCAACAGCCTTAAATATTTTCTTTCCAAAAGAAAAGATAATGAACAAGGCGGGCAACTTCTTAGAAGCTCAGGGTATGAGGTTTTTGCCTGTTCTTCACCCCGCTTACTGCTTAAGAAATCCCATGTCTGTTCCGAGACTAAGAAAGGATTTAAAAAAGGCTTACCAGTATCTTAATAATGAAATGTCTGATAAGCATAATTTTATTGTTGTAGATACTATAGAGAAGCTTGAGGGTGCCCGCCAAGATTTGGTTATTAGGCCCCCCGATGTAATGGCTTTTGATGTTGAAACTAATGAGCTCTTAGATGTATTTGATAAAAATATGGTCTTATGGGCTATCGGTTTTAGTGCCGGCGACGATAAATGTTATTCTATTCCTCTTGATCACCCTGAAAATGATAATATTGAATTTAGAGGGATGTGTTGGGATCTTGCAAAAACAACTTTGGGGAACGCTGCTAAGAAAATAGCTCATAATGCTGCTTTTGATCTAAAAGTACTCAAAAAAATGGGTATTGGCTACAAGAACTTCTACGCGGATACGATGGTAATGGCTTTTTTACTGGATGAAAACAGATATTCTGTAGGTTTGAAACAGTTATCATCAGAATACTTAGACGGCTGTATGTATGAATTTACTAAAGATCTTAAAAACCTATGTGTATACAATTCCGAGGACTGTAATAACACAATAGGTCTTTTCCATAAATTTGAACCAGAACTTATAATATACCAGAGATTATGGATCCTATTTGAGAAGATCCTGATGCCAATGATTGAAGTAATTGTAGATATGGAACTGGATGGTGTATTTATAGACACAAAAGCAAGTAGTAAACTGACTGTTGATCTTCATAGAAAGTTGGATGCGGTTTATGAAAGTATAGCAGATAAGTTCCCGCAAGCTAATGGTGTTAATCTTAACTCTACTAAGCAGCTTCGTGAACTTATGTTTGAGAAATTAAAGTACCCTCAGGGAAGATTGACAGATAAGGGTGAACTTTTAGCAAAGGTTAGAGGCGGCAGACATAGATTAACAAAAGAAGAACTTAAAGATAATTTAAGTACAGATAATGAAGTGTTGGAGAGTCTATCACATAAAGGGCATAAACTAGCGACTTATTTATTAAAGATTCGTAAATATGAGAAGTTGCTCTCTACCTATGTGGAAAAACTACCTAAGATAATTAAGGATGATGGTAAGATACACGGTCATTTTAATCTTACAGGAGCTCGCACAGGTAGAACATCATCTAGCGATCCAAATCTCCAAAACATACCCACAGATAAGTTAGTCAAGGGTATGTTTGTAGCTTCACCGGGTAATATGTTATTACAAGCAGACTTCTCACAGGCCGAATTGCGAGTTGGTTGTTCTATTGCTAATGAACCAACGATGATAAAAGCCTACCAGGAGGGGAGGGATGTACATAAACTAACTGCTTCTAAAGCTCTCGGTGTTGATGAAGATGCTGTTACAAAAGCACAAAGGCAAATAGCTAAGGGAATTAACTTTGGTTTCATCTACGGTGCGTCTGCTGAGGGGTTCCAAAGGCTGATGGAACATGATTATGGTATTAAACTATCATTAGAGGAGTGCGTTAACTTCAGGCAGGCGTATTTTGCTACTTACTCTGGTTTTCTTAGCTGGTATGATAGAATACGGGATTCTTTAAGAGAGTTTGGATATGTTGAGTATCCTACGGGGAGATTTAGAAGGTTTCCTGAAGTAAAGGGTAAAGATAGAATACCTGATGATATATTTAGGCAGGCTGCTAACAGCCCTGTTCAAGGATCATCAAGTGATATTTTATTATTTACTATGGTTAAGATAAAGAAAATAATAAAAAAATACAAATTATCGGTGAAGATTATTTTGACTGTGCATGATTCTATAGTATTTGATGGGCCGGAGGATGATTTAAGATCTATTATTGTGCCTGAGATGAATAATATATGTGTTGATGACGTACCGAAACAATTTGGATGGCTTAAGGTCCCAATGAAATTTGATTATTCAATAGGTCCTAATTGGGGGGAGCTTGCGGAAATAAAGTAAATTTGCTAAGGAGGACATAATGGGTTTAGAAGAGTTTGGAACAAAAGTAGATGATGAGCGCAAAGATAAACCATTGAGAGCAAGCGATAACGCACCATCTATAAGTAAAGAAGAATCAACCAATGAGGCGCATAAACTAAGTAAAACTCAATGGGCTGTTATTGGTGATAAGGAGTATATTGCTTGTTCATCTACGGTAAAGATATTGAAACCCGGGATGTATTATATAATTTATGATCAAAGGTATGGTTCTGTGTTTATAGAGCACTCTTTAAATACAGATGATTTGATTGATTTTCCTGATACTATATTTGACCGGGCGGAAAAGGAAATAGAGAATTTTTGGGCACTTAATCAGGAGTTTAAGAACTATGGTTTTCTGCATAGGCGAGGTTTTTTATTATATGGTCCTGCTGGTGGGGGGAAAAGTTGCCTAGTAAGTAGGATTTGTAAGAATATTATAAATAGGGGTGGTATTGTATTTGAATGTATAAAAAGTGTAGACGCTTTTTTTAACGGCCTGGCCCAATTTAGGACAGTTGAGCCTGATCGGCAGATGGTTTGTATTTTTGAGGATATTGACGCTTTGATAGAACAGTTTGGAGAGGCCGGTATTCTTTCATTACTAGATGGTGAGAATCAAGTGGACCATGTAATTAATATAGCCAGTACCAACTACCCAGAGAGGCTGGATAAACGTATAGTATCTAGGCCAAGAAGATTTGACAGGATAATAAAAGTGGGTATGCCCGATGAGAATATTCGTAGGGTATTTTTTGAGAAGAAATTGAAAATAAATGGAGATGATATAGATAAATGGGTAAAAGCTAGTGATGGATTATCTTTCGCGGCTCTATCAGAAATGGTTATTGGTGTTAAATGTCTAAAGAACGACTTTGATGAAGTTATATCTAGGCTAAAGGAGATGACCAGTAAAAAGGTATCAAGTTCGGAGTTTGACAATAGTTCTGTTGGCTTCAAACATGAGTAAAATAGATTAAAAAAATCATAACTTTTTCCTATCTCCCAGCTATAATATAGTAGGAGGTAGAAAGGAACCTTACAATGAATGAGGACAAACAGGATAAGGTGGTCAACGAGATCTTACGAATTGCTAAAGAAGATGTTCCTTTTGGTAAATTTAAGTTGACAATAAAGGTTCACCAAGGTAAGATAGTGGGGATGGAAGAAGAACATAAAGAAAGAACAACGATTATAGTCTAAAATTTGCTGGCTCGTTAGTCGAGAAGCACAATTGTGATGGATAACAAATGTTATCCTCATGGTTGTGCTTTTTTTATTAATCGGATATGAGGAGGTGATAAAAAGTGGATTTGAATATGTCAGTAAGAGTTAATATTGGGGACAAGGTATTTGATGGTACTATACGAGATGTATTGCTGATCAATGAAGCTACCTTGACCGATGAATTCATAAAACAGCCTTCGACTTATGCATATTTTGCGGCTTTATCAGAATTCGCGGTAGCTGATGTGGAACAGAAAAAATTAGCACTTTCAGTCCTTGAGGCTAATTTGGATTCGCAGAAACGCCTTGAACTTAAGGATACGAAGGTAACTGAAGCTGTTATTAAATCAGCTATTGTTAAAGATAAAAAATACCAGATGATGGTCGAAGAGATAATTGAAGCAGAGCGTCAGCTAGGTATTTTAAAATCTCTTGTAGAAGGTTTAAAACAACGAAAAGATATGCTTATTCAAATAGGAAGTACTAAAAGACAAGAGATGGTTTTGAGTGATTTTGGGATTAATGTTACAAAGATAAGAGAGAATAACCAATAAGGAGCAGAGTAATGTACCATATCAAGGAACCTATTTGGAAAGATCGTTCTATTAGTATTGCTAGATTCAGAGTAGGACCTGATGGATTGGACATTGCTATTGATTATAAAAACAGACAAGGAGAATTAGTTTTTCCTGATATATATCACTTATCTTATGAAGTAGCTATTAACCATCCCGGGATTCCAATAAGAGGAATTTCTACTTATCATGTTCCAATAGATATATTAGAGATAAAAAACAACAAATAAAAGGAGGAACAAATGGCACTTGATATTGCAAAACTAAAAGAAACTTTTGAAAAGAAGTCGGGTCGTGGAGGATTTGAACTTAAAGATGGTGATAACATGATCAGAATACTTCCACCTTCAACTAAGTATTTGGTTGAAACAGTTGTTTATATATCGTTTGATTATTGGATACACTACAAATTAGGCCCAGAAGGTAGAACGAATGAAGTATGCCCTAAAACAGCCGGCCGTGATGCTAGATGTCCTATTTGTGAGGCTGTTGCTAAACTTTACAGAATGAATACACCTGAGGACAAAGAACTTGCTGGAAGGTTAAGAGCGAAAAAGAGACATTTGTTCAATGTAATTGATTTGGATGATAAAGAAAAAGGTATCCAAATACTTGAGGTTGGTATAAATGTTTATAAAGATCTTGTTTCGTTCATTACCCATCCGAAGTGGGGTGATTTGCTTGATTTGGACAAGGGTAGGGATGTTACTATTACAAAAACAAACAGAAAAGAAACTAAGAGTGGATATGAGGAGTATAGCGTGGCCCCTGATCCTACAGTTTCTTCAGCTAGGGAATACTTACCTAAGAACTTTAAAGAAGCACTTAATCAGCTTCAGAAAGCTATTCCGCAGGCCAAGACTTATGAAGAATTAAAGACAATTTTGGAAGGTGGGGACAGTAATGTTGATGTTGGTGCTGTGAAAGCTACATCAATTTCTGATAATTATCCCGAAACGGAAGAAGATTCAGTAGAGGTAAATACCCCCGCCCAAGTTGAAAAGCCCCGTGCTAAAGCAGCTTCTAAAAAAGTTGAAGCACCTATAGAAGAACCATCTGATGATGATTTGCCTCCTTGCTATGGTGAACAATATGGACCTCGTAGGGCGGAGTGTGTTGCTTGTTCAGTTAGGCCAGATTGTCGTGATAAATTCCTAGAAACTGAATAAATAACAAGTAGGCTGTTGGCGTGATGAACACGCAAGCCAGAATCTTCAGTCTTAGTCCGGCTGCACATTAGGGTGCAATGAAACGGAAATCGAAGCTAAGACAAAGCAGGTAAAAATCCTGCCAGCCTAGTTTAAATAAGGAGTAATACATGCCAATAGATCAAAAATATATCCAGAGTATAATTGGAAAAGTAGAGGGGGTGGCTTCAGGCACGGAATCAAAGGTTGAGCATTGGCTAGATTCAGGTAATTATGCTCTTAACAAAGCTATTTCCGGTTCTTATTTGAAAGGGCTTCCTTTTGGGCGGGTGGTAGAGATCTTCGGTGAGCCGTCGACCTGTAAATCATTGCTTACTTACCATTGGTTAGCTTCAGTTCAGAGGATGGGTGGAGTTGCTATTTTAGATGATGCTGAAGATTCATACACAGAAACATTTGGTAAGCTACTTGGAGTTGATAGTAGCGCTCTCATTAGAC